ATACCTGCTGCTTTCTCTTTAGATGTGTCAGCCGTTTTTGAAAAGGTTTCGTTGACTTGACGATACAAGCCATCTATTTTTGTAAGACTTTGTATTAAACCTGTTACCGGGAGAGTACCAAATCCTTTTGCCTGAGTGAGAGATGAACGAAATTTAGTTAAATTGTTCAAAAATTCAACTATTCCATTTTGACCACTTTTCATACTATCTCTCATTCCAGAAACAGAATTTTCTATTCCTGAAATTGCAGAACTAAATCCTTTTAATTTTTTGGTCAAATCAGCATCACCAATACCTTGAGCGTTCTTTTCAGCAATTGACACGTTGCTGTTCAAGTTTTTGATTTCTTTGTTTATATGCTCAATTTGTTCCGCTAATCCTGTCAAATCAATTTCACCGTCAACCATATTCTTTGTTTTTTGTTTTAACCAAACACGGGTGTACCCAAGTCGGTGGTCATAGAACCCGTATCATAACCATATTCACCGCCAATATGCACAGCTTTTCGCATCTTAATCTGTTTCTCGCTGAGATGCCTGATGTGCGTGTTGTCGGCTCTCATTATCTCTATCTGCGGACAAGTATATTGCCACAAGTATTGTTCGACGCTCATAAACGGGAAGGCTTTGAGGAAATCCATCATGTCGCCAACCTCGCTTACGGCATATATTATTTCTGTGCGTTCGTCGTCTTTAGAGCCTCCCTCTTCTTCTTCGTCGTTCTCTGTCTGAATATGTCGAGCATACCCAGACTTTGCGTAAAAAAACTTATGTCGAGTTTCGATAGTACCACAAGTAAAATTTCACCGAACTTCGTGTAGTCGCACTCCCATTCAAGTGTCTGTCGTGTTGCATAGAACTCATCGGAAAACCCCAAATCAACACACCCGTCCTTGTAGATTCTGCGCTTGGAGTTCAGCATCGCAAAAGTGATTACGTCCAACACCGCAGGCACGGATTTGGCAAAGTGATAGATGATATCACCAACAGAGCCTTCTTCGGCTTTCGTGATTTCCAACACCCGCTCTGCAATAAGGTACTGCGTACCCATCTTCAACGCCCGTATTTCCCACCGAGTGCCATTCAACGACACCGTTGTTGGACTGTCGTTCATAATCTGCGCCAACCGAAGCTGGTCGTCTATGCTCACATCAGGAACACCTTTTGCTTTCTTTTCCGCAAGTTCCTGTTTCTTCGTGCTTTTTACTTTCTTGATTTCCATTTGGTAAAATTTATGCCGCAAAAATACAAAAAAAAGGCGAAGAATACTCCGCCTTTTTCCGAATTAAGAACTTTACCAAATGGTTATTAGACCAAAGACACTTCGTTGGTTGAAGCAGCAAGGTTAATTGTACCGATAGTAACGTCACTTTGTGCTGAAGACAAAGCGCAGGAAATCTTCTCGCCTGAAATCGGCAAAAGAACAGCCATCTCCGTAGTACCGTAAACAGGGGTGGCAAGAGGACCACTGGAGCTGTTACCGTATTCGATGTAGGCAGCCTGAGCAACACCCGACAAATCTGCTTGTGCGGTGCTGGTTTTCAAAGTGCCGATAGTTGTCTTGGAGTTCATCGACACCTTGGGCAAGACGATAACGGGTGCTTTGTCGCCGTGGAAGGTTACAACGATTGTTGCGTACAACTCGGTCGTACCATCTTTCTCAAACACCATAGCGTCAAGCGTGTCGTTGCCAGACGTGTAGGTTTTGCGCTCCCAATCGAATACGAAGTTGAGGATGTCAACAGACAAGTCGATACAGGAAGCAGCAACAGTACGCTCACCCTTTGTGGAGGTGGACATCAGAGGGCTGTCACCAAATTCCCAATCAATGGTCTCGGTTTCGGGGTCACCCTGCTCAATGGCGATGGTGTCTGCGAGAATATCCACGATGTCGTAGGTCGTAGTACCCGGCTCAAGAACAGAACCGTTCTTCACCCAAGGGGTGAAATACAAATGCGAAGCCTTGTGAAGGAATACATCGCTTTTCAAAATCTGTACTGACATATTCTAAAGATTTTAGGTTGTTAAAAAATTAAGATATTAAGTTGGGCGGTATTGTAATGCCAATTGCGGTTTGAATCGTAATCTGCTGAAGTTCCTGCGCGGGAAATTCTGTAGTTTTTGTCGTAAGCAGAACGTATAACCTCGTTGAGCTTCACCTCCAAAGAACTCATCTTCGGGACGTTCTTAGTACCATCAAAATTCGGTCGTGCGTACATCGACACAAAGACAATGCCTGTGGCGCGTGCGTCCTCGTCAACAACTGTGTTAGAGCAGTCTATGAGGCACATATCGTCCCATTTTTCATCAATTGTATCGGGTAGCGTACCTACGAAAGTATGGTCGCTGACAACGCCGTTGAGAATACTGTAAAGGTAGCTCTCTATCTTACTGATATTGAAATTGTCGTTCGCTTCGTTCATTATCTCCAAATTTTGAAAGCACCGTCAATACGCTTGTAAGTAACGCCTTTAAGAACAGGCATATTACTAACAAGCAAATCGGCAAGTGCGCTTAAAACTCTTGCTGTGCGCTCGCGCATCGGTAATTTATAGGGTTTAGGTGATGTAGAATAAGGCATACCAAAGCCGTAGATAATGACATAACCTTTTTTTCGGTTACGGGCAATTGTTTTTTGAATCGCGTAGTTTGCATAAACACGTGCATTCCAAAAAGGATAGTGCTCTTTGTCGTCACCACGCCATTCGTTTGTGCCTTTTCGAGTGTAGGTGTAGCTAAAAGACGGGTTTAGCTTTGCAGCCCGAAAACCGCTACGGGTCTTTGGGCTCTTCCTGCCTTTCGGTGTGTTGATAACAGCACCTTCTGTTTGCACACCAACAATCTTACCATCATAAAGAAGAACAATATAGAAGCTGCTGACCAAATTCCAAGTCCTGTTTTGCCAAGAGTCCATTTGTCGTCTTTGGTTTTCAACAGAGCTCGCTACTTCGGACATCGAAAGCATAATCTGATATTCATAATCGTTTATTGCACGATTTGCCCTCTTCAGGGTGTAGTCTATCAGTTTATCCCCAAAATCTTTTATACTGAACTTCTTACCCACATTTCAAAGAACTATACGTCGGTAACGTCGATATACGCTACAAAACCTCCGAGTTGTGACGGAAACACACCAACAACCTTGCCATCTACCAAAACCCCATAAAAGTCGCCTCTGAAACGCATACCCCTGTTGACAGCAATAGGAGTCTGCTTGTCAAAAGGCACATAGACGGAGTACGCCGCTTTCGCAAAGTCACCAAGTCTTGAATGGCTTGCCTCCTGAATATCGCAGCAGGTTTCCAACACAGCAATCTCCTCCTCAACCTGCTGTTCAAGCGGCTTTGTGCGGTCAATTCCTGTCTTGTAAAAGACCCCGCTAAACGGGTACTCCTCTATAAGATTTCGGTCTATGTGCATATTATTGGTATTATGATTCGTCAACCCAGCGTACAACACCGCCTAACGACACCAATTTTTCTTCTTCACCATACTTTTTGTATATGCGGCTGAAAATTCCATAAAGAGCTTCGCGGTTCACTATTTGGTGACCGAAGGTCTTGGAATAAGCCCCGTGTTGGTTGGTGTGGCTTGCCATCATATTCGGTGAACGATAAGCAGTAAAAAGCACGTCTGCAAGAAGCAAATCACGCTGTTTCTCCGTAAGCTCACTGTATGAAGCAATTTCCGTAACCTCCCTTTCGGTGGCAATTCTCTTGATAACGGTTTTGTCAAAGACAAATCCAGAAAGTCCTTCTATATACTCATATATGTTGAAATCAGCCGCCATTGGTTAAAAAGTATTTACAGATGTTTGGGTGGTGTCGATAATAAAGTGGTACAGGAACTCGTCAAGAGCAGGAATTGCACTCATCATCAAGTCAGAGTGCCACTCTTTCAGATTTCCGTTGTTGATAGTCGTATTCATCAGCAACGCCACACCGTTGAGAGCAGGTGCGAAGTTTCTGATAATCGCGGAAGAACCGTATTTCTTGTAGATTTTCTCGTCCAAGATATTGGTACGAATGACCTCACCTGCATAACCGAGAGGACGAAGAACTGCGGTGTTATCGTCCCAACCGTGAACCGTAGTGCCGTTGTTGTTTTGGCTTTCCTCAACAATAACGATTTTCGGCAGGTCGTGAGACAAAGGTGATTTCTCGATGGCGTTCATAGCCATGTCGGTATCGGCCTCAAACACCTCAGGGAACAGCACGTTGTTCAGAGAAGCGTAGTAACGGATGAGCTCAAGAACTTGGGCGTTCTTCAACCACACGTTAATCCACATATTTCTCGTGATTTCGAGCTGCATAGGGATGGTCATACCAAGATGTTCCTGAACATCCTTGTAGATTTTGCGGACTTGGTCAAGTAGCTTGCAGTCAGCTGCTGTCCAAGCCTTAGTGCCGGCTTTCAGGAAGTTCTCGGTTGGGATGTCGGCTTTCAACAGCGGGGCTTTGATACCGTCACCGAAGTTGTAGATAATGTAGCCCTTGCTCATAATCTGAGCAGCCATGTTAGACAGCGTTTGGTTGGCGGAATCCAAAGCGGGTTGCAGGAAGTCGTTGGCGAAAGCTCTGATAAGCTCAGCGTCACCGAACTGTTCAAACAACTCTTCTTTGTATTCGCGTTCCATCGCGGTTTCGACATAACCCTTGGAGATGAAATCGGGAACAACGCCGGTGTAGAAAGCAGCGTTACCGTACTCAGCGGTCTGAGAATCGCCGAGAGGCGCACGCAAGTCCATCATACCGAATTTCTCGATTTGTCTCATTTCGGCTTTGAAAGAGGTCTTGCCTTTAGGGTCAGCTTGGATAATCTGAGAGCCGACGCGGAATTTCTGTTTCCAGAACGTGTGATTTGAATGAATCAAATCAGGGTTTTGGAGAATCTGCACGGAGATTAACTTACCCTCTTGGCTGTCCCAAAGTTTCTTATAAATCGAATTTTCAAACTTACTCATAACTTATCCTTTCTTTATGATACGAAGGTGATTTCCTTCCAAGTGTAGGTTTTCTCATCAGTGCCGGTTATGGCAGTACACATAAACACACCTCCGTCGGTGGTTTGCATATAGAGTTGGCCAACATAACCGACGGTTGCGGTTGTGGGGTCTTCAGCACCGCTAAGAGGTGCAAGGTTATCGACTTTGGAGTCAACATCACCAATTTCAGAGTTGACTTCGGCAATAGCCTCGTTTACATAAGTGGTGTCGGGGAGATTGCGCATATCGTACCAATCAACTCTGAACCATCCGTTGATGTTCGAGCGGTTGAGAGCCTTGATACAATCAGGCAGCGGGGACATTTTCTTGGTGTACATAGTACCACCAAGAGCAGGGGTGTAGAAATAACGAACGGCATCGAACTCAGTGTCAGTACCGCTGGCAGTAGTCAGGTTGGTGTTTGCCACAATCTTCGGTGTGCCGAAGAAATCACAGTCGCTGTCGATGACGGCGTTGACGGTCTCAACAAGCATCTTCTTGTTGCTTCCGACAGCAGCGGCTTCGACCAAGATACCCTTGCCGTTGTTCAGAGCTGAGCTGATGTTGGCAGAGGTCGTGATTTGCCACACTTCGTGTTCTACTTCGTCAATGGTAACAGTAGCGTCTTCGACAGCCGTGATTTTCACGCCCGTGCCAGTACCGCCTGCAATAGACGGCGCAACCATCACCACGTCGTTCACAAACGGGATATGACGATACCCGTTATCCTTTTCGATATTCAGAGTAGTGCCCGATGCGGAAATAACCTCAAATACCTTCAGGAGGTAAATGTCGGGGTTAGAGCCGTTTGCGTCGGTCTTGAACCAACACAAGTCGCCGGCGAACATCTTGGCGTCGCCCTTGAACGGGTTACGGATAACACCGCCGAAGGTTGGGAACACCAAGTCATTCTTCTCACCTTGGATTTTCACAAACACGTTGCGTGAACCGCCGATTTTGCCGCGTTTCTGAATCAAAGTGCGACCCCTGAATACACCAATTTCTTTGTAGGGTTTCATAAATAGGGTTTTTGGTTAGACATTAAATTTCGTTCTTAGCAAGTTTCCCTGCATCTTCGATAGCCTTCTTAATAGCTTCTTCACGAGAAGGGGTAATCGGAACTTTGGGGTTTGGGTCTTCTTCAGGAATATTAGAGGCAAACTTGTTGTAGATTTCGAGTAATCTTTTTGCCTTAGCGTCAACATCTGTTTCAGCGTTGATGTCGGCTTCAGATAACATGGCCTCAATCCATTTCTCGTTTTTTACACCTCTTTTCTTGAGTTCAGCTGCGAGTTCAGAGCGTTTGCTTTTAACAATCTTCTCGTTGGCCTCTGTAGCTTGCTTAGCCTCAAGTTCTTCTACCTTTTTTACGAGAGCTTCCAATTCCTCGTTTTTAGGTTTTTCCTTAGGTTTGGTGGGTTCTTTTTGGTTGACTTTTTTCTTAAGCTCCTCGATTTGATTGTTCAAATCTTGGGATGTGTCAGCAACAACTTTGTTCAAGTGGCCTTTGCTTGTTTCCAAAAGGCTGACACACTTTTTAGAAAAATCGTCAAGCTCAATTTCGCTCTCTTCACCGAGTAAATCACATAAGGTATTTACGTTTTCCTCGATAGTTCTTTTCCAATCGTCGATTTTTTCAACTTTGGACTTAAAATCAGCCGTGATTTTTTCAACAGCTTGTTCTTTCGTGAATTTCATAATAAGACTAAATTTTGTGAATTTTTTTCAACGCGGCAAAAATAATATATTTTTTCATATTCCGATACTTTTCCACAATTTTTTCCTCCTTGTCATATTTTTTGTATCTTTGCCGCAAATTTGAAATCCGAAAAAAAAGTGGCTGATACCAATATCATACGACCCCAACCCGGCTTCCAACAGATGTTTGTAAGAACAAACGTAGATGTGTGTATTGGGGGTGGTGTCCTTTCGAGTGGCAAGAGCTATGCTGCTGTGTTGGCAGCAGCAGAGCCATCTTTAGACCCGAATTTCAGAGCTTTGTATCTTCGTAACAATTTAGGAGATGCAAAGGCTGGTGGCGGTATCATTGATACGTGGCGTGAAATTTATGGTGATACTATAAAAATTGTGGAGTCTGGCGACCCGCATATTGATATGCCAAGCGGTGCGCGTATAGACATCACCCACGTTGCCAATCAATCGAAGGACGCTATCATGCAGCGTTTCAAAGGCCGTCAGTATGACCTTATTGTCTTTGATGAAGGTACAGGTTATTCGTGGGATACATTTACGACAATCATATCTCGTAACAGAGGAAAATCGAAATGGTCTGGCCACGTGCTTATGACAACAAACCCCGAAAAAGACCATTGGCTAAGAGTATTCTTAGATTGGTACATCGGGGACGATGGCTTTATTCGAGCAGACAGAAACGGAGTTGTTCGTTATTTTTATATCAACGGTGAAACCGTTTATGATGTTGTATGGGGCAACTCAAAAGAAGAGGTTTATAACCAGTGTCGATTCGAGATAGATAAAAAACTCAAAAAGCTAAACAAAGGGAAAAGTACCTTTGGGTGGGAGAACCTCATAAGGTCGTTTACTTTTTATCTTGGTTCAATGTCGGAGAATATTGCTATGCTTGGCAATAATCCTGACTATGCTGGTGCTGTGGCTATGACAGGCGGTCGTACTGCCGAGCAGCTTCTTGAGGGTAATTGGAATATCAGCACCAAAGGCGATTTGGATGCACCCATAACGCAGGCGATGGCCGAATACGTTTTTGAAAACGACCCTCAGGTAAACGGCGACAGATGGATTACCGCAGACTTGGCAGATTACGGAACAGACAACTTTGTGGCTATCGTTTGGGATGGCTTCCATATAGTAGATATATTGGTTGTTGGCAGAAGTACCCCAAAGCAAAACGCTATGAACCTTCTTGATTTGGCTGCCCGTTACGATATTCGCCAAGACCATATTATATTTGACGGCACAGGTGGTGTATATATTAAGGACTATATACCCTCTGCTGTTATGTACGTCTCAAACCGCCCGCCTATGGGTGTTTATGGCAAGAACGTTGCAAAACTGAAGGACGAATGCTACGAGCGTCTTGTTAGTGTGATAAACCGACGTATGATGTCGTGTTCTGAATCTGTTGCGTTGCGCAATTACAGCCACAAGAAAATAGTCAACCGAATCACTATCAAAGACGAGTTCAAAGAAGAGTGTTCGGTGGTGATGTTCAGGGAATCGTTGGGCGGCAAAAAGGCGTTGATTGCCAAAAGAGAGATGCGTAAACTCCTTGGTAAAGAAAAATCGCCTGACTTGTTAGACCCGTGCGCGATGAGGATGCTGCCAGTACTGCGGTTCTCCAATGGCGAAGAACTCACAGCCACCTCGCAAGCCACTAAAGCCGATGAGGATTACGATGGTATTTATGTTGATGTTAATGACGAAACAGTTTGGTGCTAAATATGATTACACAATCGAAACTTAAAGAAATTATAGACAAAGCCGATTCAAAAGGCTACAAAGTCAAGGTCAGGGACATTGGCTACGTGATTTTGTGCGAGCAATTTGAGGACAAAGAGCTTGCTTTCAAGTTGGTTTATGGCGAAAACTCCAACTTCACGCCGGCATTCGACACCGCACCGTCAATATCGTACTTAAAGGACTACTTCAAGTACTCGATGAAAGCCGATGAACTTACTGGTGTTGCTGAAGCAAAAATGTCTTTTGACGAAAACAAGAAGGAGATGATTAAGCTCCTCAACCAAACCCAAAGAGCAATGGACGACGGCCTTATAGAAGCCAAAGACGCGCTTCGGATTATGGCCGATATCCGCGTTAAGCTGAACGACAAATTTCAGGTCACTGACCGCTCGCAACAAAGTCTGATTGTTGTCGAGCCTAAATTTAACGACCGATGCAGTTGCGGGAGGGAGATATATGTACCAACAATTGACGACCTGAAAAAGAAATATAACTTAGTAGAAAGAAAATAACCTAAATTCGAGAAGATGCCAGATTTTGAAGATTTGAAGAAAGAGCTTCTTGGCAGTCCTGAGAAGCTTATGCAGAAGAAACCGTTTTATCGCGGTGTGAAAGAGCCGAGAGATATGTCATTTCTCGGATTGGATTTGTTGATTAACCAAACTGTGCAGGCAGAGCCAACAACTCTGAAAGTTGTTCCAGTGTCTCAAGACCAATTCCTGAAAGAACTCGACCCTGCTTCGCACGATGTCCTGTTTGACGAAAATGTGCCGAGTATCACGATGAAAACTAAAGACGGAGGGTGGGTTGACATCAAGTTCAGCCGCGTTGCCGTTCCTTTTCAGAAAATCATTGTGCGTAAACACGTTCTTCATTTGACAGGGAACAAGATTCAGCATTCGTTGATTAGTGAAAACCCTGACGAAAAGACTTCCAACAACTTTATGCGCATCAAACAGATGTGGAACAAAAGGAATATCGACGGCGGTATTCGTAATATGATAAAAACCCAAAAGTCTGTTGGTGACGCTGGCCTTCTGTTTTATTTTGACCGATATGGGAAAATCAAATGCCGTGTGATTTCGTACAAAGACGGATATGTACTGTGTCCTCACAATGACCCGAATGGTGACAGATTGCTTGAAACAATTGTGTATGATGTAGAGGGCACTCGTTATATCGACACCTACGACGACAAATATCGTTACAGATGGACTAACTCCAATGTAAGCGGTACGAGTGGCGATGGTACAGAAGTTGGTTGGAAATGGCACAAACCTGTAGAACATGGGTTTGACGAGATTCCGTTGATTACCAAACGCGGTGATGTGGCGTGGAACGAAATCCAAAGCGAGGTGGAAACATACGAGGTTATATACAACGTTTTCTTGGCTATCGAAAAACGTCACGGTTGGGGTGTGCTTTATATCAAAGGTAACTACGACGACCGAGGCAAAAAGCTCGCCGGCAACATCATTCTCAACGACACGTCTATTGACGGAAATGGTGATGCCAAGTACCTGACACCGCCTTCTCCTGAACACATAATCCAAACCCTTGATAAAATCGAGGACAACATACAAAAAGGTTCAAGTGCCACCTTTATTTTGCCGAAGGACATTCGTCTTAGCGGTGACATCAGTGGTGTTGCTATTGAACTTACTCAGTCCCTCGATATTGAAAACGGTATGGATGGCGCAAAAGAGTGGCAGAATGTCATTGACAAAGCCATGAGGTTGTTCAAATACGGGTTGGCAAAGGAGATGGTGGCTACAGGCGAAAACCCGATGGCTGTAACAGAATATGAATTGACTGAAATCGAGTCCGAAATCAGAGTGTGGCGTCCTCGTAACGACAACGAATACAATCAGATGATTACAGCATTGACGGGCGCAGAAGTGCTTTCTAAAGAGACGGGCGCAGAAGTCAATACCCTGAGCAGACCTGACGAAAAAGCACGTCTTGCAAAACAACGTCAGAAAGAGCTTGAGAACGAAGCACGTCTTGAAGAAGACAAATCACAAAAAGTTGAGGACTTTCAACCCAAAAACCAAAATGAGTAACTATGGATAAGGTTCTTAAGCTATATAAAATCCCTGATTCTGATTTGATTATGAGGGTGTTGGGCATAACAAACCCAGCACCTTCAAATCCTGATGTTGGTGATTATTATATCAACTCTGTATCCAAACACCTATATGAAGCTCAAGACGTAGGTGGTGTCGCAACTTGGGTACAGGTTGCGTGGGACTCAGACAAATACTATCTTGACACTTCAACACCCACACCGAATTTCTATAAGTTCGATTCTGTAAGCTCATATATTGTAGAATACGATGTTGATTTCCCCGCAACAGGAATGGCTTCTGAAATCTATGACTTTACGTATAGCGCAAGCAGGATGGGTAATGCACCTACTATTTCAGCCACATTCAAACACAGGACTTGCTTGGATGAGTTGTGGACTGACAGATGTTGTGTGTATTTCAACAAAGTGTTTTATTTCATAGACAAAATCCCTGCAAGCAAGTACTCGAATGCAGAACAACGGTATGAACACACTTTATCGTTGGTCTCTGAGAGGTTGCTCCTTGAACACGTGTTTTTTGCAAACGCCATAGACCCTGAAGATGTTTCGGGTACACCGCAGCTTCTTGAGTTTACGTTTTTTGCCAACTTGCAGGAGTTTGTAACAAGGCTAAACAAGTCGCTCACCTACAGTGGTCTTGGCACTCAGGGTATCGGTTTTAGTGTAGTTATCGACACCGCAGCACAACAGTATATAAATCAGAATGTTGCAGAACCTTGGCAAAACATAAGCATATCCGACACCACTCTGAAGTCAGCTCTTGATTTGATTTACGAAACGTGGGGTGTGCCTTACTACTTTGACGGCTACACAATTCATATCGGTTTTTCAAATGCGCCACAGATGAGTGCCGCAGGTGTGGTGATGCCTACTTTTCAATACGGGGCTTTGAATAGCTTGTTGTCGATTCAGAAAACCCAAAACAACGATATTATCAATCGAATTACAGGTGTTGGTTCTGGCGACAATTTGCCGTATTTCTACCCGAACAAAAACCCGAACAACTTGGATTTAGTTTATGAACGCAGTTCTTCGCTGATGGTCAATTACGCAAAAATAGCAAATCCATATAGGTTGACAGGTCTCGAACCTACATCTGAAGTGCATCAAGGAATACCGAACGGCAGCTTCTTTAAGTTTATGCCGATACAAAAAACCTACACTTTTGACCAATTTGTTACAATCAACCCAAACTACATCAATGAGCTCCATGATGGTGCTGATGGTGTTCCACAACTTGTTGTTGTCCCTCAAGAACTTGATGATTTTATTGTAAAATACCACGTTCAAGCATATAATCCTGCTGGCTTTGGCAATAACGGCGCAAATCAAAAAACTCAATTCAAATACGTTTGGGTGTGGTTGAAAGACGGTGATTTTCAAAATCTGTCTTTCAAAGACGATTGGAAAGGACTGTTTTTGAATTATGTTCAAGGGTATTTGAAAGTAGATGCGAAAAGCCTGACACACGAACAATTTTTAGCTGCTGCTGAATCTACATACGCATTCAATGAAAATACAACAGCAAACGTATTAGATTTAACATACACACACAATATCGGAACAGGAATAACAACTTGGTCTGATGGAGAAACAACAGAAGGTTACGAAGCTCGTATGCCAATTGAAATCGACAGCATACCTAACGGAACTACCTGTTTGTTGTTTACATTCGCAAGAAGGTACGAGACATATATGTATTGGTCTGATTCAGAAGCACTTACTTTCCTGAAGAACGACACTCGTTTCAGCTGTGTTCAAACTTACATAGACAGCAATCCAGACTGGTCTTTCAACGGAGATGGTCATGTAACACAGCTCAGAAACTACGGAATAAAGCTGTTGTCTGGTGTTACGCCTGTTGAAAACGACTTGATTTATTTCACTCGTGATACTGATGTTGTGCCTAATCAACAAAGCTTATTGCCGTGGAGGTGGCGAAACGCAGGCGACCCGTGGTTCAATGCTCTGAACAACACGTACCTGAAATCTGATGGTCAAGAATACTACGATTTTGAAAATCTCTACAAACAATCGTGCGCAAAAGAAGCAATAGAAAAACACGATGAGATAAAGCCGACTATAAAAGGCATTACCAATACCGACATTTCACCAAAACGCATTGACAAGTTCTTGGATATCGCTTTTGACCAAAACGACAACAACGAGCTTGATGCAAGCGGTGAAAAGTACCTGCATCCGTATTTCTTTGTAAAGTTGGCAAAAACCGCTGTTGCTGATGGTTATGGCTTCAATCTTTTTGATTGCGCTGTTGACGGCCAAACAATGAAAATCAGTATGACCAGCGGACTTTGCGGTGGATGTGAGTTTGATGTTTTGGTTAAATACGGCAAAGATGGGTATGCTCGTAACCCTGTAGGGGTGTTTACTGAAGCTACAACCATCAACGGCGTAACTTACGCAGCCGGAACACCAAAGCGCGACATCACAACAGGTGATGTTCTTGTAAACCAATTGCAGGATATTCAGCAAGATACTGAACAGAACGAGGTTTGGATTGCGTTGAAGAAAGACAACACCACACATTCTGATGTTGTTTATCCTGATTCTACTGCATCTACACCGATAGTTCCGACAACATCCGATACGTTTGTGATTCTGAACATCAATCTTCCGTTTGCTTACGTTATTGCTGCCGAAAAGAAATTGGATTTTGCTTTACTCGATAGCTTGGAGGACAAAAACAAAAGATTGTGGGCATTCTCTATCAGATTCTCTTCCATATACTACAAACAGCAATATGCGTTGATGGATAAGTGGTTAAACGAATCAGCAAAAGTGCCGTTTATCTACAACACCATTACACGCAACTACTACGTTCAGTCTTATAGTTATAAGATGAGCAACACCTCCCCTTTGCCTGAAGTCACAATCGAGCTTCAGGAAAAGGTAAAAACCAAAAAGAATCTGTACCCGATTACGCCGGGCGACCAACTCAATGTTGTTGCTCAAGCTGTTCAAAATGCAATAAAGTCGCTGAAAAAAGAAATTGGTGGCGGTAGTGTTTTGGGTGACAGCGCAACACCATCATCCATTGAGGTAACAAACATTCAGGTTCTTGGGGATATAACGATGGGTAACGGTGTTGGTGTTGGTTCTCAAATCACTGAACTCAACCAACAAATTTTTGACACACAACAGGCTCAGAAAATAGAAAAGGTGTGGGCTACTGTTGGAAATCGTGTTGAAATCAACAACCTTTTTGTTGACGGTGCTTTTTGTTTCGACTACAATACCAACACCGCTCGAAATGCAACAGCAGAAGATGATGAAACTGTCAGTTTGTTCGGAGACACCAGCAAAAAACTTGACTTTGACGAAGGCGGTATTGTGATTTTTGACCAACAAATAGAGGTTGAAGAACTCAGCAAATACACATATTCGTTCTACGGAACAAATTCAGAACTCGAAGAAGATGCGACAATAAAGGCATATTTTGAGGTTCTGTTTTTCGATGAAAAAAATCAGGTTATTGATTCAATGGGTGTCGATGCTGAAATTAGCAATGTTTGGAAAAATTTTGTTATGACGTTT